GCGGGTCGTTTCCGTTTGGGAACCCGAAACTGAACATGCTCAACGTCGAGTACCGCAAGGTTGCGGCGCTGATCCCCTATGCCAGGAACCCGCGAACGCACAGCGACGAGCAGGTGGCCAGGATCGCCGCCAGCATCGTGGAGTACGGCTGGACCAACCCGGTTCTGGTCGACGGCGAGAACGGCGTGATCGCGGGCCATGGGCGCCTGGCCGCCGCGCGCAAGCTCGGTATGGACGAGGTCCCGGTGATCGAACTGGCGCACCTGTCGCCCACACAGAAGCGCGCGCTCATCCTCGCTGACAACCGCATCGCGCTCGACGCGGGCTGGGATGATGAACTGCTGGCGCTGGAATTCGCGGAGCTGGCCGACGCCGGCTACGACCTGACGCTGACGGGATTCAACGACACCGAGATCGATGCACTGCTGGCCGACAACCTGGTCGACCCCGAGGGCGACGATGGGCAGGGCGATCCGGAACCGGATGCAGCGGACGACGTGCCTGCAGCATCGGCGGTGCCGGTGTCCCGGCCGGGCGACGTCTGGCTGCTGGGCGAACACCGCCTGATCTGCGGCGATGCCACCGATGCCGCCGTGATCGCAACCCTGATGGCGGGCCAGCACGCGGACCTATGCTTCACCTCGCCGCCGTATGCCAACCAGCGCACCTACACCACCGGCGGCATCGCCGATTGGGACGTGCTGATGCGCGGCGTCTTCGGTAACCTGCCGATGGCCGGCGACGGGCAGGTGCTCGTCAACCTCGGGCTGGTCCACCGCGACAGCGAGGTCGTCCCGTACTGGGACGGCTGGATCGGCTGGATGCGCACGCAGGGCTGGCGGCGGTTCGGCTGGTACGTCTGGGATCAGGGACCGGGCATGCCCGGCGACTGGCGTGGCCGGTTGGCACCATCCTTCGAATTCGTCTTCCACTTCAATCGTGAGGCTCGCCAGGCAAACAAGACCGTGCCTTGCAAGTACGCCGGCCAGGACGAGCACCTGCGCGCGGACGGCACGTCGACCTCGATGCGGGGCAAGGACGGCGTTCGAGGGAGCTGGACGCATGAGGGCACGGTCACGCAGGACACCCGGATTCCCGATTCGGTGATCCGCGTGATGCGGCATAAGGGCAAGATCGGTCGCGACATCGATCACCCGGCCGTGTTCCCGGTTGCGCTGCCGGCGTTCGTGATCGAGGCGTACTCGGATGTCGGCGATGTCGTGTTCGAGCCGTTCGGAGGCAGCGGCACCACGATGCTGGCCGCCCAGCGCACCGGCCGACTATGTCGCAGCGTCGAGATCGCGCCCGAATATGTGGACGTGGCCATCCAGCGTTTTCAACAGAATTTCCCCGCGGTGCCGGTGACGCTGCAGTCGACTGGGCAACCCTTCGAGGCGGTCTCGGCGGCGCGGTTAGCGGGTGAGGAGGTGGTGCAATGACGGCCTCCTGGCTCGCAGGCAAGATCGAACACTGGCCGATTCAGCGGCTGGCCCCCTACGCCGCCAATGCCCGGACACACTCCGACGAGCAGATCGCACAGATCGCGGCCAGCATGGTCGAGTTCGGATTCACCAACCCCATCCTGGCCGGCGGTGACGGCATCATCGTCGCGGGCCACGGCAGGCTCGCCGCCGCCCGGAAACTGGGCCTGGAGACGGTGCCGGTGGTGGTGCTCGACCACCTGAGCCCCACGCAACGCCGTGCCCTGGTGATCGCGGACAACCGCATCGCCGAGAACGCAGGCTGGGACGCAGCGGTGCTGCGCGCCGAACTGGCCGCGCTCGATGCGGCGGACTTCGACCTGTCGTTGACAGGCTTCGACGCTGACGCGCTGGCCGAGCTGATGGACGAAGGCGAGGGCGACGGCGAAGCAGCGGAGGCTCCGTTGCCGGATGTCCCTGAGGATCCGATCTCCCGTCCGGGGGACATCTGGGTGATGGGCAAGCATCGCCTCCTCTGCGGTGATGCCACTGTCGCCGAAAACTACGATCGGCTGTTGCAGGGCGAGCCGGCAGACATGGCTTTTCTAGATCCCCCCTATAACGTGAACTATGCCAACACGGCCAAGGACCGGCAGCGCGGCACGAGCCGGGCCATCCTGAACGACAACCTGGGGGGCGGCTTCTACGACTTCCTGCTGGCGGCGCTGACGCCGCTGGTTGCCAACTGCCGGGGCGCCATCTATGTGGCGATGTCCTCAAGTGAACTGGACGTGCTGCAGGCGGCGTTCCGCGAAGCCGGCGGGCACTGGTCGACCTTCATCATCTGGGCCAAGGATCGCTTCACGCTCGGGCGCGCGGACTACCAGCGGCAGTACGAGCCGATCCTGTACGGGTGGGCAGAAGGGGCGCAGCGCCACTGGTGCGGCGACCGCGACCAGGGGGACGTCTGGCAAATCAAGAAGCCTGCCCGGAACGACTTGCACCCGACGATGAAGCCGGTGGAACTGGTGGAGCGGGCGATTCGCAATTCGAGCCGGCCGGGCGACGTGGTGCTCGACGCGTTCGGCGGTTCGGGTACGACGCTGATTGCGGCAGAGAAGGCGGCGCGCGTGGCGCGCCTGATCGAACTGGATCCCAAGTACGCCGACGTGATCGTCAGGCGTTGGGAGCAATACACCGGTGAGACGGCTATCCGCGAGGCGGCAGACCGAGAGGTGTGCGCCAATTGAGCAGTTTCTTGGCGGCCGGTTCCACCGTCTGCTCCTCCGCGATGCGCTTGAGCAGTTGCAAGCTCTGGAGATCGCGGGGGAGCACCGTGGTCAGCAGGCGGATGGCCTGTTCGATGGAAACGTCCGGGCGTCGGTTCTGGATCAACCAGCGCAGCGCCTGCTCGCGCTCGGATGCGTGGGTGTGGGGAGGGGTGCGCATCGTGTGCTCCTTGTCGTTGACCGTTGTGATGACAGTAGTAACGCGCTGTTCGATGCCCAAGCCAAGCCTCACCTGTCGCGAATGCGACGCGACTTCGCACCAGCGCCGAAACCGCCCCGGAGGGCGGCACCGAAATACAGCAGGTGGATCAGGATTCGGGGTCTTGAGCGTACAGGTCCCCGCTGGTGATATCGGCGACGTAGACGACGTTGCGGAAGTCGCTGGGCTCATCGGCGATGCTGACGCCGCCGATCGCCGTGAGCGCGACACCGTATTTGCGCGTGAGGGCGGTGAGCTCGGTGACGAAAGCGTTGTAGTTGGCGGTGGTGATGTCCATGTTTTTGTCCTCTTGGTTGATGTCGTTGCGACACCTGTATGAACGCGCTGTTCGACCGCGAAGCCAAGCGATTGGACCAAACGCAACGCAGACAATTTGAGCTTGGCTTACGCGACTGACAGCGCGTTACTGGCGCATTGGCAAGCGCCTGCTCGCGGAAAACCTCAGCGAAGGCCGCGCTGCCTACGGCCAACAGATTCTTGCATCGCTGGCGCAATCATTGGAGCGCGAGTTCGGCAAGGGCTTCAGCTACTCGGCCTTGACCAGGATGGTCCGTTTTGCCGAGCTGTTTCCCGACGAGCAGATTCTTGTGTCACTGATACAAGAATTGACCTGGACGCACTTCCTGGCGATCCTGCCGCTGAAAGACCCGCTAGCCCGCGAGTTCTATGCCGAAATGTGCCGGGTCGAGCGCTGGAGCGTCCGCACGCTACGCCAGAAGATCGGCGGCATGCTGTTTGAGCGTACTGCACTGTCGAAGCACAGCGAGGACGTCGTGCGGCAGGAACTGGCGTCGTTGCGCGGCGGCCAGTTGTCACCCGAACTGGTGTTCCGTGACCCATACCTGCTTGATTTCCTCGGCCTCTCGGGCACCTGGAGCGAAAAGGACCTGGAAGTAGCCATCCTGCGCGAGATGGAAGCCTTTCTGCTCGAAATGGGCAGTGGCTTCTGCTTCGTCGCCCGCCAGAAGCGTATGACGGTGGGCAAGGACGATTTCTACCTGGACTTGCTGTTCTACCATCGCCACCTTCGGCGCCTCGTGGCCGTCGAACTCAAACTGGAATCCTTCCAGCCAGCGCATACCGGCCAAATGGAACTGTATTTGCGCTGGCTGGACAAGCACGAGCGTGCACCGGGTGAGGAAGCTCCAATTGGCCTGATTCTGTGTGCCAGCGCCGACGCCGAGCAGGTCGAGTTACTGCAGCTCGACGACAAGTCAATCCGCGTCGCCGAATATCTAGTCGAATTGCCGCCGGCCGAGGTACTGCGCGAACGACTGCACCGGGCGATTGAGCATGCGCGCGAACGTGATGTTGCCCAGCAATTGCCTGACAACAACAAGCCGGAATGAGGAAGGAATCACCTGGGCCTGCTTGCTGTTTTCGCGCGTGCGCGGCGCCTTGCGCGCCGGCTCAGCCTCTGCTGCAGGTTCTTCTGACTTCGGTGCGTCGAGCCCCAGTGCGCCGTAGCCTTCGGTCGCAATACGGCGAGGGCGGCGTGCAGTGCCGCTACTTCGAGGATGCCAAGTTCGAATTGGCACTGCAGCGGGTTCCGCTACGCCGTGCTGTGATCAGGCAGCCTTGTTTTCATCCTGACCAGCGAGTCAATGCTCAATGCGCTTGAGATCGCGGTAGAAATTCTCGTGCGGACCGACCATCAGGAGTTTGAGCGTGTTCTCATCCAGGATTCGGTAGGCCAGCAAGCACAGCAGATTGCCCATGCGGAATTTGTAGACCTGTACGCCCGCCAAGTCACCGACTTTGGTTTCTCCAATGTCGGGCTGACTGGCGACCGTGCGGACAGCCTCGTCGAGCGCAGCCTTTTGCTGACGATGCAGCTTTTTGACTGCGCGCTCGAACGTGGGGGTGACGAGGATGCGCATCAACCGAATTGGTACTCACCCACGGGCTCTTCCTGATCGGCAATCAGAATGTCGCGGATGACGCTGAATGGCAGATCGGGGTTTTCGGCGGCGATTTTGCCAATCTGTGACCAGTATTCGATTTGCTTAGGTACCGAGCGGTGCTCGATCACGCCGTAACGCTTGGCGCTTTCGACCAGCGCCTCCGGGAGCTTGACGTTGACGGCCATGATGCCCTCCATTAAAGGGTTCCATTGTAGCGCGTTGTGGTCCAAAAGGTAACCTTATGGGCGCGTGGCAGCCAGTGGCGGTGATGCTCACAGCATGCGTTGCACATTCGAGGTCGCCTGATCGAGTTGGGTCTGAAGGGGCGCCGCCAGGCTATGCAAGGTGCGGCATTCAGGCAGGTGACGCAGTGCAGTGACATGATGAGGGTGTGAGGTTGCGATGCCGGTGGTAACGCGCTACTCGCCATGCAGCACACGTGGAATCTCAGTGCCTCACGCCCTCGTGCATCACGCGATCCGGTAGACACGCTCACCGTCGGATGTCTTCTCGGACGTGATGGTCAATCCGAGCTTCTTCTTCAGCGCCCCGGCAAACATGCCGCGCACCGTATGCGCCTGCCAGCCGGTGGCCTTGCAGATTTCGCTGATCGTTGCCCCTTCGGGGTGGCGCAGCATCGCGATCACCTGGGCCTGCTTGCTGTTTTCGCGCGTGCGTGGCGCCTTGCGCGCCGGCTCGGCCTCTGCGGCGGCCTCTTCGGGCTGCGGTGCGTCGAGCCCCAGTGCGCCGTAGCCTTCGGCCGCAACCAGCCAGTTGTCGCCGGCGGCGGCAATCAGGTCCCGTTTGACCATGCCTTCGAGCACCTTCTTGCGCGCCCCGCCTTTGATGTTGTCGGGGAACCATTCGATCTTGCCGCCGGTGTGCTGGGTGGCGTAGGCGAGGATGGCGTGCTGTGTCGGGGTGAGTTGTTGCGTCGTCATGTGCTTCTCCTTCGAGGTGGTTTGAACGTGACGTGATGAACGCGCTGTCCGGCACAGAAGCCAAGCGCTATCCGCAAAACAACCAGCCAAATCCAGATGGGAATTTCGATTCGCGCCTATGCACGGCATCGGGGCGTGTCCGATGCCGCCGTGCGCAAGGCCATCGCCGCCGGCCGCATCACGCCGGAAGCCGATGGCACCGTCGATGCGGACCGCGCCGACGCCGAATGGGCGCGCAACACCGAAGCGCCGCGCAACGGCACGCGCACAAGGCCCGTCAGGGTCGCCGTGCCGCAGGAGGGTGGGCAGGCCCCGGACGGGCCGGCGGCGTCGCCCACGGGCGGCACGTCGCTGCTGCAGGCCCGCACCGTCAACGAGGTGGTCAAGGCGCAGACCAACAAGGTGCGTCTCGCCCGCCTCAAGGGCGAACTGGTGGACCGCTCGCAGGCCATCGCGCATGTCTTCACGCTGGCGCGCGCCGAGCGCGACGCGTGGCTGAACTGGCCGGCGCGCGTTTCCGCGCAGATGGCGGCGACCCTGGGCGTCGACCCACACCCGATGCACGTCGCGCTGGAAGCGGCCGTGCGTGACCACCTGCAGGCGCTGGGCGAGCTGCGCCCGCGCGTGGATTGATGCTGGTAGCGGATTACGAAGGCGCTGCCGAAATCGAGCGCGCCTGGCGTGAGGGGTTGACGCCGGATCCGCTGCTGACTGTCTCCGAATGGTCGGACCGCCACCGCATGCTGTCGAGCAAGGCATCGGCGGAGCCGGGGCGCTGGCGCACCAGCCGCACGCCGTACCTGCGCGCGATCATGGATTGCCTGTCGCCGACTTCGCCCATCGAGCGGGTGGTCTTCATGAAGGGGGCACAGGTTGGCGGCACCGAGTGCGGCAGTTGCTGGATCGGTTACGTCATCCACCACGCACCCGGTCCCATGATGGCGGTGTGGCCGACGGTGGAGATGGCCAAGCGCAACTCCAAGCAGCGGATCGATCCGCTGATCGAGGCGTCCCCGGTGCTGGCCGAGCGTATCGCGCCGGCCCGCTCGCGCGACTCGGGCAACACCATCCTGGCCAAGGAGTTCCGGGGCGGTGTGCTGGTCATGACCGGCGCCAACAGTGCCGTGGGCCTGCGCTCGATGCCGGTGCGGTACCTGTTTCTCGATGAGGTCGATGGGTACCCGCTGGACGTCGAGGGCGAAGGCGATGCGATCTCGCTCGCCGAAGCCCGTACCAGGACGTTCGCGCGCCGCAAGATTTTTATCGTGTCGACGCCGACGATTGCCGGCGCCAGCACCATCGAACGCGAATATGACGCCTCCGACCAGCGCCGCTACTTCGTGCCGTGCCCGCACTGCGACCATCGTCAGTGGCTGCGTTTCGAGCAGTTGCGCTGGACCCAGGGCGAGCCGCAGACAGCCGCCTACCTCTGCGAAGCCTGCGACGCGCCCATCCATGAGCACCACAAGGCGTGGATGCTGGAGCAGGGCGAATGGCGGGCGATGGTGGAAACGAGCGGCCGCACGGCGGGCTTCCACCTGTCCTCGCTCTACAGCCCGGTGGGCTGGCGCAGCTGGCGCGACATCGCCGCGGCCTGGGAGAGCGCGGTGAGCAAGGAATCCGGCTCGGCAGCGGCGATCAAGACCTTCCGCAATACCGAGCTTGGTGAAACCTGGGTCGAGGAGGGCGAGGCCCCGGACTGGCAACGGCTGCTGGAGCGCCGCGAGGACTACGCCATCGGCACCGTGCCGGCGGGCGGCCTGCTGCTCTCGGCCGGCGCCGACGTGCAGCGGGACCGCATCGAGGTCTCGATCTGGGCATTCGGCAGGGGCAAGGCGTCCTGGCTCGTGGAGCACCGCGTGCTGATGGGCGATACCGCCCGCGACGCGGTGTGGAAGCGGCTCGCCGAACTGGTCGGGGAGCAGTGGACGCACGCGAGCGGCGCATCGATGCCGCTGGCGCGCCTCGCGCTCGACACCGGCTTCGCCACGCAGGAGGCGTACACCTTCGTGCGCGCGTGCCGTGACGCCCGGGTGATGGCCGTCAAGGGCTCCGCGCGCGGCGCGGCGCTGATCGGCACGCCCACGCCGGTCGATGTGATGCGCAATGGCAAGAAATTGCGCCGGGGCATCAAGCTCTTCGCGGTGGCGGTCGGCATCGCCAAGCTGGAGTTCTACAACAACCTGCGTAAAGCCGCCGATGTGGCAGAAGATGGCGTGACCATCTCGTTCCCGTCCGGCTTCGTACACCTGCCGAAGGTGGACGGAGAGTTCCTGCAGCAGCTGTGCGCCGAGCAACTGATCACCCGCCGCGATCGCAACGGCTTCCCCGTCCGCGAGTGGCAAAAGATGCGCGAGCGCAACGAGGCGCTCGACTGCTACGTGTACGCGCGGGCGGCCGCCAGCGCCGCCGGCCTCGACCGCTTCGAGGAGCGCCACTGGCGCGAGCTGGAGCGGCAACTGGGCCTGGCGCCGCCGCCCGATGCACCACCTCCAACCGAACCACCGGTCCCCACAGATGCCACCGCTCGCGGTGGCATCGCCGTTTCTGGGGCCCGCCAATCCAGCCGGCGCGTGATCAAGAGCCGCTGGCTGTCCTGAGCACCCCGGTGCTCCTCATTCTGTTACCCGGAGTTCATCCCCCATGAGTTTGCAGACTCGCATCGAATCCCTCGTCCAGCGCCTGGCGTCGGAGTTCAAGACCATTCACGACCAGGTGGGCTCGCTCGCCCGCCTGTCGACCACCGACAAGACCAGCCTCGTCTCGGCGATCAACGAGCTGCGCGCGCAGTTCGACAAGATTGCCAGCGCCGCGCTGATCGATGACGCCAATGCCGCCGGCACCACGACCACCTTCTCCGCCTCGCGGATCACCGGCCTGCTCGATGCGCTCAAGGCCGACCTGCTGGGCGGCGCCGATGCGGCCTTCGACACGCTCAAGGAGCTGCAGGAGGCGATCCTCAAGGACCAGACCGGCATCGCCGCGCTGCTGGCCGCCGTGGACCGCCGCGTGCGTTTCGATGCCGCCCAGGCGCTGACCGCCGACGAGCAGACCCAGGCCCGCCAGAACATCGGCGCGGTGTCGGCTGCCGCCATCGGCGACCCCGAGACCGACTACGTGCCGGTCTTCGAGGCGGCACTGGCCGGCACCTGATCCGGCGGCCATGTCGCTGACCGGAAACATCACCGAGCTCGCCGCGGCCATCGCCCAGGAGGTCCGCGCACGCATCACCGCGGAACACCCGGGCCTGGCTCGCGCCTGGGTCTGCTTCGGCGCCGCCGGCGACCAGGCGGTGATCCGGTCGGCCTTCAACGTCGATAGCGTGATCCGCGTCGGCACAGGCAAGTACCGCGTGGTCTTTGCCGAGCCGATGCCCGACGACACCTACTGCTGGGTCGCCTTTGCCCGCAATGCTGGCCGGCAGTCCGCCATGAAGGTCGCTGGTGCCCGCGTGCGCGCCGAGGCCAAGACCGCCGCGTTTGTGGAGGTCATCTGCACAACGGCCGCCGGGACGCTATCGGACTCGTCTGAATTCAACCTGATCGTATTTCGCTGATGGCCTACACCGAAGCGCAACTGCAGGTGCTGGAAGCCGCGCTCGCCCGTGGCGAGCGTCGCGTCACCTTCCAAGACAAGACCGTCGAGTACCGGACCGTCGAGGAGCTCAAGCTCGCGATCCGCGAGGTCAAGCGCGGGTTGTTCGAGCAGGCCGCCGCAACCGGTCTGTGGCCGGGCGCCCCGCGCCAGATCCGCGTGACGACCGGCAAAGGGTTCTGATGGCCGGCAAGGGATCACGGACCCAGGCCGGCTGGTTCGGCCGGATCCGCAGCCTGTTCGGCCAGCCGCCGGTCCACGAGGCTGCTGGCCGAGGCCGGCGCGCGCTCGCC